TGGGTTCCTATTGTAATACTCGCGAGTACGGGCCATCCGTCGCAGACGGGCCTCACCTTCTGGAAGTTTATGGCTCATGGCTAACTTGGGTTCTCGTACAGGGCCAACTGCATGTCGCAGTATTCGAGATAAACACCGTCCGATCTTTGGATAATCAGTCCCAGCACACCATCGAGCATATCCATAGCCAGCACGGCACAACCCGGATCAAACTGCCATGTGCTCCAACTTTCCATCTCTAAATCTTGTGCGGCATTGTAATGGAAAATGTAAGGATAGACTTGGTTTGGCACGGCAGAGGTCAGTAACACCACCATCTCTAATTGCGGGTCTCCAACTAATTGCAGGGGGATGCCTGCCAAATACGTTGGAATGTGTTTAGTTATTCCCTCAGCAAAGAAGCCTGCCAACGGGAACCTTGCGCGCATGTACCGCATCACTTCTGTCACGGGGGCCGCAGAATTAGGGCTCCGCAGCCTTGTGAAGAAGACACGGCGGTCCATGCCCAAGGGCCGCATGGTGGGTTGTGACTGGTAGATAGTCAAGGACTGGATGGAGACAGAGCTATTTGCGAGCGCGGGATCTGTTGGAAGCTGCGCTTGGACATTGCCTGCAAATAACCATGCCCCTTCAGCCCAGTGTACTAGGGAGTGCCAGTCAGAAACAGTACCGGAGTTAGCGGATATATCAATCCGGTCTCCGTCCAGAAGTTGAGTAACGGTGGTCCTAAAGAGGTTGAAGATATCATTGGAGCCGGAGCAGACGACATTCTCACCGCTGAGAAGAACAAGCCGTCCCGACGTGAATCCCACTTCAGTAATGAAGTCATAGGTCAGAGAGGGGAAGGGGTTAGTGGTATCGTCTCCGACTTCTCGCGGGGACCAGTTGACTGGCTGGAGCACAAATACATTTGCAGGTCCAGCCACAGCCACCACATCATTCTTTCGTACTGTGTTAGTAGTTCCGCCACTGAGACCACCAGTAAAGGTGATGGTTGTGGCCGTGTTGCTGGTGATGGTTGCGGTTGATCCATCGGTGAGGTCTCGGAAGATGTAGCCCACAAGCTCATTGGTCGCCATGTCAAGACTGGCATTGTGATACTGCTGGGAGGGTGTCCATCCATACGTCACACTAGCCGCAGCCGGAATCGGATTGAGCCCATTCTGTGCAAAGAGAGTGGAGATCCCATTAACCACCGACCCTGTGAGTAGATGAGACCAGCCCGTCAGCGCCGCCACGCCCGCAGCAACCTGGGCTGCCGTCTCATCAGTCGCGGGTGTATAAGTCTCCGTACCAAATCCTGCGATGGTTACATTAATCGCCACACCCATTGCATACGTCCAGTCCGCATTCCACGTTAGCAGCACACCATCTGGGATAGACTCTGTAACTGTATTCAGTCCAGTCGAATCATTATAGGCGTGGAAGGTTACAGTTGCTTTCTGTGAATCCTTCGGTGTGCCATTTGAGTAGTTCAGCGTGCAGATGAACCCGTCACCACTTGACCCTGTGGTGGGTATGACCTGCGAAAAGTTGAGGACGGTCGTGCCACCCGCAAAGTATTGAGGATAGTTGATCCCAAGACCGACATCATGGATGTTGACCGAGACGAACTGTCCAACAGGAAGATTACCCGCATCTACATCATAGTAGAAGGTCAGAACTTCACCTGCGATACCCGCCAAGTGAGCCAAGGTATAGGTAAAGTGGTCCCCATCATTCACAAAGGACTGTCTTTGTGTGGCAGTGTAGCCTGACAGACCTTCATACCATATTGTAACATTGCCGGGTCCGACAATGGGCATTGGCGGTGTGCCATCAGCATTGAACCCAGCAATGATATCCCCACCCTTCGTTAGTTGCCACGGCATAGTAGCAGGGTCAATCGTGGTCAGGATGCCGGGGGCGGCACACTCACGCCACACGCCAGCCAGATTCGCTGAGCCAAGATTGTCATACGCATAATATGTCACATCAAACTTGTTGTCGGGATCGGGAGCGACTTCAACCACTTGCCCATTCATCGCGCGTGCTGGCAGGTTTTCGATGTTCTGGACTGTGCCCTTGACGACCACAATTCCACCATCATTCAAGCCGTCATTGGCCGAGATTTGGAAGTCGGCTCCGTCCTTCCGAGTGATGTAGATGGTAGATGCGCCTTCAGTCGTCCCGATGATGCCAAGCAGTGTGAAATAGAACTGCCCATTCAGCGTTGCATTCTCTGTGAAGGCGACGAACAACTGTTGAGCCATCTGGTCCGTGGACAACTGTGCTCTCGACACGGGAGAGTTCGGCGTGGTGGCCTGGAACCCGACAGTGATGCCATTGAGAGTGACGTAATAGTTGGTACCATAGTCACCCAAGGCTACCGTGACAAGGGCCTCTGGTTGTGCGGTCGGCGTGAACTGACCGGCTAGGGGGTTCGGACTGATCGTCTGGTTGACGATGAACGTGGTATCTTGGACCTGTGCAAACCGGAACCCTGACTGCATGGCTGGCGGGCTAGTCGGCGCAAGAGTGAGATACGCCGAACCCTTGGGGGTCAGGACAGTATACGAAGCGCCTGTGATGCCATCAAAGACGTAGCAGCTACCTCCAGCCACTACGACGTGATACTTCGTTACCGAGTCCCGATTAACGGCGAAGATGTATGGATTGACCCACGTACCGCTGCCGAGCTTTGCGACATGCGTAGTTGGGGGACGTTTGATCTTCCCATAGACCATGCTGTCGAACACATTAAGCTGCGTCTGTGACTGACCAGTGGTACGAAGTTTGTCAGGCTGCTGACTCACACCATCGTAGATTGCCTGGACGGTTTGTGCGATGAGGGGCATTAGACCTTCGCTTCAGCGTAGGCTGGCGGCTCTCCACGGATGTCAATGTAGCCCACGTTCACAGCAGGACGCATACCCAGGGCACGCATCGCATTGCCAGTCCGCAAGAAGTTGAAGCTATCCAACTTTCCATACTTCCGCATGAGGCGGGCGTAGGACCATGCTTCATCAGTCTTGATGAAGCTAGCGATCTCCGATGAGTTTACGCTTCGCTCGACAAGTTGGCGGGCCGACTTGGCAACGACGTATAGTTGGGCTTCATAAGGGAGATCGACAAAGGGCATGAGCCACACAGGGTCGATGGCGAGGAAAGGGTAACTTCCGGCGTTCCACCCTTCGCGATTATGGCTTCTATCGTAAAAGACAAGCGGGTACACTCCGGCAGAGTTCCACACGATTGCCCGCCGCCATCCGATGTCAGTGTAGTTGACTCCAACCTGTTGCGGCGCTGACGTTGTTCGGTAAGCCATGAGGTTAGCTGGAATGGCGAAAACATTGAGTACCTCCACGGTACCGCCGAGGGTGGGCGTCCAGTTGATCTGCCCGATGGGCTGAAGCTGATACCCAATTTCAGAATTGAACTTCCACTGCATTGATAAGACTTCCGTCAACACGTCATTGAGGGTGGCAAGGGCCATTACACAGTCGGCCTGTGTCGCGGTGGCCGCAGATGCTACGGGGGCTTCACCTATAGCTCTCAGCAGATAGTTCAGTGCCGAAGTCTCGGTGAAATACCCACCAGTAATCAGGTTGCTCATTGGCTGCCAGACTCCAGGTAAGTGATGGCGTTAGATAACAGGGATGTGTCATCTTGTGCATGTCCTAGCACTAAGTTACAGGTCGGACAGAGTAATCCTCGGAACTTCCCTGTCTTATGGTCGTGGTCAACAACTAAAGGATTGTGCCGGTATGATCCGTGTTTAATCTCATCGGCATGCGTGCCGCAGATTGCACAACGATTGTCTTGCTTTACGCGCATAGTTTCTACTTGCGTAGTCGTCACACCCAGCTTCTTATTTCGGGCATAGTCGGACGCGCACTTCTTACACTTTCGTCCGGGGTGCTCAATGCCGCGCCACCAATGAGTGGAGAACTCGGATAGAGGCTTACCTGCTTTACAGGTATTGCATGTCCGAGTTTCCATTTCATTCTCCTAGCTCGTTAGAGCTACGTGATAATTTCTACGGCGCATTCGGGCCGCAAAACTCCGTGACCAACCGCATACCGAGCAACCATCAACGTACCCTGCCAACGGGTGCCGTACTCAGCTTCCATATTGAGTTCCATCAGCTTGACCGTTCCAACCGCCGCAGAGGTCGCGACGATAGCAATGGTTGAACTGAAGTTCCCCTGGTAGTTGGTCGGACCAGTGGTGACGTTCGTGGACGGAATGTTGTTGCTCCGTTCAATCGTCATGCCAAACAACTGCTTCAAGGTACCGTCTTGAATCGAGCCGCTTCCCGCGTTCTGGTTATAGAGCGTGGTGATGGCGCGCGAAGACGAGTTGATGAGGTTGTAGAAGTCAGCCGGGCGAACAGCAATGAACCGGCCCTCATCGGGAACATACTTCTGGTCAAGCGCAACAGCGGCGCTCGCAATCGCGGCAACAAGGTCATCCGCAAGGTACGAGGTCGTGTTGTTCAGGGTGATCTGCGATCCACCCGGAGCGCCCGTAACGAAAGCGGACGCACGCGCGGCCAAGCAGAACAACTGAGCGATCTGCTGGTCGTACACACGCGCCAGGGCCATACCCATTTCACGGGCAAGCGGCTGACGAATGTCAAACTGAGCCATCGCTTCGTCGAAGTTCGAGACGAAACGGTCTGCGATCAGGAGGTCATCCAACGCGATAAGAGCCTGCGCGAATGCCGTCTGGTCGCCCACGATCTCCGTACCCGGAGTGTGGTAGCGGGCCGAACCCTTCCACGAGACGATCCACTGAGCCTGTTTACCAAACTGAATCGTCTTCACATCGTTGTGCTTGATGAAGATATTTTTCTCCATGAAAGCCTGGAGAACTTCACCAGTGAAGAGAGTCAGGTAATCGGCACGGGTATCGCCAGATAAATTACTCTGCCCACCATACGTGACTACTGAGTCTGCCATATTATATTCAGCAGTTGAAGCGTGCTACGAGCGTGAATCCTCACGCGCCTCACTCAGCGAGGTTAGCCTTTCGGGCCTCAGAGATCGGTTGTGCTGTCGGCTGCATCCGTGGTCATAGCAAACACGGACGACTTGTACTAATGACTTAGAATACGAGACCCACCAATACTCAGCGGGCCTTTCTCTGGTCCTGAGGCTACTGCTGCCACAGCCGCAAGTGATCCTGCATTAACGAGACTCGGCACGCCAACGGCGGCGGGAGAGTTAATGGAGACCTGAGCGGGTATTGTAGAAACAGTCGTAACAGGGACCAGACCAACGGCCTGCAAAGCCGTGAGCTTCGCGATCAAGAGGTCACAGATCGCAAGGCTAGCTTTCGGATGTGCGGGGACATCATTCTTGTAAGCGAGTAGGCCCGCCATGTTGCCCGCGTTGTACGCGGTATACAGCGTATCCTCACGCTGGCTCTCGCGTCCCACAGCCGCAAGGCCGGGGAACACTTCGTCCAAGAAGGGCAGCAACGTACTAATTACGGTAGCGATTTCACCGACAACGCTGGCCGACAATGCAGCCTGACCCGCCGAAGCGAGCAAGGAATCAATGCCAGCAATAACCGAATTAACGGTCTGCGTGGGAGTCGGAACTGGAACTGGAAGCGGGAGGGGCTGCGGAACAGGGTTCATGTGGGGCCTCTGCTTGGGTTGGAAGTGCGGAAACTACAGCAGCAACGGCAGATGCAACTGGGATGACAACCCCATGTGCTGCCGCAACGGCCACGACTTTGAGTGCTTGCTGTTCTATCGTCTGTACATACCCTGCACGGGTGAGGTCGCCCTGCTCTGCCAGATGACCATGATCCGCTTGAATATCATTGAGCATACTGTTGAGCACTTTAGCAATCCACACGCTGGGCAGACCTGATGTGTGTGGATGTGTGTCAGATGCACGACGGACGCGAGAACTAATCGTCTCATCAAGGTGCCCGCCTGTAAGTACGTTGGCGAACATATCCAGGCCAAGCGCACAGCGTAGCAGGTATGCTTTTACCTTCTTCCACATTAGCGGCCCGCTCTCCCTGTCCGCTGCATGGCAGCAAACTGTAGGGCTCTCCGCTCCACGCTCCGAATGAACTGAGCATCTGTACCCGCCTTGTAGCGGGGGTCACTCAGCGCAGTCTGCAACTCGCCTTGCGAGAGGAACGGGCTCTCGGTAATCATACGCGCGGACTCAGCCCCACTCATTGAGAGTCGGGGATCATGGCCCACGGCATCAGCATAGGTGGCATTCATGCCCGCAAGGATCAGCCGTGCGCTCTTGTAGTCGAGCTTGGCAAGGGCAGCATTGTAAAGATCCCCGGTCTCCTTTTCATTTGCACCATACCATTGTAAAACCAGACCGAGGCGGTCCTTACCCCCCACGACCTGCTCTAGTGATGCGGTGTTGTTTGCGGCCCAAGCCATCTGCGCTTGAACGTACTGCTCCACTACCTCCTTCGTCACTCCGAGCTTGTCCAGGCGTGCCTGAGATGCCGGGGTCAGCTTGCCCCCGTTCTTGGCCCACTCCGCTGACATCGCTGGGAGGTCTAACGTTTGGGCCACGGTGTCTTGGACCCCAGGGATTGGGGCCGAGGGAGCCGGGGGCACAACGACCGAAGCGGTGGGCGGCACATCGGTACCCGTTAACGCGGCAGCCGCAACTGAAGTCAGGTTTTCCACCGTCGCGGGGGTAATTGGGATCTGTGGAGACGGGGGCGTTGCAGTCGTGGTAGCGGTTGTGGACGGAGCACCAGCCTTTAGGACCGCTAATTCTTGGGACAGCCGTGTAATCGTAGCATGTCCCTCCTTCTGGCTCGCCACTAGGGCCTGGGGTGTCAGAAACTCCTTCGGTAGCCATGCGTCCCTCTCGGCAGTGCCGAGGGCTGGAGGGGGAGGGGTCACACGTTGGACAGCGGCTTCGGTTGCTTTAACGGAAATCTTTGTGTTCCCGTGTCCGTCTTGGGTGATGGTTCTACTGGGGGTAGATGTGGCTGTGATGTCGGTCGGAATGGTTTCTGGCATTGTCCTTTGGGGAAAGGGTGCATGTTACAGGATTTCACTAAACTAGGATAACATTACTACATATGGCCCTTGGGTTTTCAGGCCCAAGGACCGCAGGTTACAGGTCAGAGCAAGTCTGGATGACAGTCTTGCAGTTGCCACAGACATACTTGCAGCGGCCTGCTGAAACAACAGCAGCCACTCCACACACTTCGCACACTTCGGGCATCTTTAGGTCGCCAGGGTGGGGGTGATAGAGGCTGACCGACTACCAATGGTAGCAGTCAGTGTGGTAGCCGAACCAGCAGAAGCACCCGTCAGAGTGACGGAACCATCAATGTTAGCCGAGATCGTGTAGTCTGTCGTGTTGTTCTGTGTCCAGACAATCGGGCCAACACCATAACGCCCCGGGGTCAACGCGTTTCCGTTGTTATCTGTCACGACCGCAGTAGCCACAACCGCTGTAATAGAGGTCAGGGTGGGTACGGTAATGACAATCTTCGCGACAACGGTATTGAAATCTGTACGTGAAACCGGAGAGTCAACGTTTGCAGGCCCCCAGAGTCCACCAGTAATCCAGTCTGTGACCGTGGTACCATCCCCATAGACCTGCGGTCCATAGGAGAGATCGGTACGCGCAAGCTGCGCTCCACCAGCCACGCCCAGGGCTGCCGTATTCAGGTACGTCCACCACGTTCCCGTACCGACGACGTTGTTGTTCGCGTCGGGAAGGTTGTTCGTCGTGGCGGCAATCGCCCGGTAAGGAACGACAGGTCCACGGCCAACCGCATTCCACAGCACGGTTGTCGGGAGGTTGTCGTCTGCCGCGCTTGAGTCAAACTGCAACTGATTGTTGATGCGCGGGTTCTGTCCAACAATCGTCTGCCCCGTCTTCACGTTGTACAGAACACCATTCAACGTAACATAGGCAAACGTCAGAGCAGTGGTGCCAGACACATAGGTCGTGTCGCTATTCCACGTCGGAGCATATAGCGGGGTCCACGAACCAACGCCCGTGCTGGTCCCGGTACCCGAGCCTGGGATCTTCCCGGTGCTACCTGCGGCACTGGAGATCCAGTACGTGTTGTTGTACACGACGATCTGGCCCGAGGTATACGCCGAGCCGACCAACCACGGGTTGGCGGTAACAGTCGTCGCCGTCCAGTCCGTTGAGTCAATGTCGGGGCGGTTAGTCGTAACCGTGGAAACGCAAACATAGGTCACGCCATCTTGCAGCACTAGCTGTCCGACTACATAGCTCGCGCCAGAGTTTGCACCCTTGTCGAACGTGGTGTTAACGAGATCCCAGTACACGCCCAAGTTCGCTGCAATGAGCGGGGAGTTCCCGACGTTGCTACCCTGCAAGGACATATAGACATTCATGTCCGTGCCAATAACAAAGGTACCTTCAGCATACGTGGTACCGGCCACATACAAATGGCCGATGTAGTACGTTGCATTGATCGAGACGTATCCAACCACCTTACCCTTGATGATGGCAGCCGAGGTCCACAGGGGGAGCAGGCCAGGATTCGAGAAGGCCGCGCCAAAGGCAGGACCAACCGCAGTCGGACCAACAAGACGCCATTTCGTCGGACTGGAAGCAGGCGTGTTCGCGAGGTTGCTTGCAACAATCGACTGATACAGTGGTTGCGTTCCCGCCGTCACTCCCGCAACGATGTCGCCCATCGCATATGTGGTGCCCGTCAGCCATAGCGGCACCGTACCGCGGTTCGCACCCGTTACCTGACCAGCATAGGTCACACGGGCAGGGTCAACAGGGGGCGGGGTGTACGAGGTTGAAGGATAGGACGCCGCAGCCAGTGTGGCGTAGTCATCCTGGGGAACAGGACCAACCACCGTAGCAACAGCGGTCGGAACGACGCCTGTGCCAGCACCCGGCGAAGCCACACCGTAGAATGTCTCAGCAGGCGTGGGGCCTGACTTGATGGGGGGCGGGGGATTCGGCGCCTTCTCGACGGCATTGTATAGGGGATACACAGCTTGCAGAGTCATATCAATAGCCTCCGAGCAAAGGATGAATTACAGGACGCTTCCATGACCGCTTACGCGGGCGTCAGCCCAGCAGGATGCTGGCTTAATGATCTACGCGGACGGTACCTGCACCACTGACCACGAAGGTCTCAACAGGAAATCCAGTGGTGGTGTCAACAGCCATTGTGAATGAGCCCCAGCTTTCTGTATCAGTGCCGGAGTTATTCACGGGCGGGACTGCATCCCCGCTTAGTGCGGTCCAGCCGCCCGTAGTCCCATGCACACACGGGTCCACTGGAGTCGTCTGGATCGAGGGGTTCGACGATCTTACGGCCATGTAGTTAGCTCCTAAACTGGGGGGAAGAGAGTGGGGGGAATGACTATGGTACCTGCCCCCGTAGTTGGGACACCGCCCGCTGTGCCTGCGGGATTCAAGGGCGGTTGTGTAGCAGCCGCAGGGCTCAGATTGATCTGTAGTCCGATGGGAGTTGGTTTCACCGCTGTACCTGCACCCTTCGGCCCTGTGATACCATAGTAGG